ATACATAAAACATTCTAATATTTTATCCTTTACCTCAAATGCAGAAAAGGTATCAGCACCCCAACTACATATCAACATAAAAAATGCAGCGAAACCAACTGTCCTTTTGGAAGATATTTTGGCATCGCTTGATAGCATCTCTTTTAAAAAACTCATATAAACTCCTTAGAATTGTAGGATAGCGTAATCGTATCTTAGTGTTAACGTGATTTCAGTAGTCGTATTTTCTTCCTTCCAATCCAAGTCACCAAAATCAGCTTTTTGAATCATAGCACCTTTAAGTGTCCACTCTTCAACTTTATCTCCTACTGGACCTAACACATTAAATGTAACATCTTTTTTATAGAAGTCTGAGTATCCATCTCTGCCAGTAACAGACTCTTTATGTAAACGAACCCATTCCATAACTGCTTGTGCGCCAGAAGGTACTATTGGATCATAAAGTGTAATATCTAACGTATCCCAAGAACCTTTACCTTTAACATATCGTTTTACGTTCATGTGATCTAAAACTATTTCAGTAAATGTTAGTGATGGTCTTTTTATAGCTTTTATAATGTAAGCGGGTATTCCTTCAATGTACATGATGAACCGATTCTTTGTTTTCGGTTCAAACGGAGTGAACATAATTTCTGAAGGATCGATTAAGTCTGGCATTTCAGTTCTCCTAAATTAAAAAATTCTTTCTTCATATATAAATATAACCAAACCTAAAAATCGTTACGAAAGATACACCAAATATTTCATAGTTTTTTCATAGTTTTTATAAATAACAAAAAACCCCAGCCGAAACTGGGGTTTTTGTACGTTATATATTACATTACTGATTACTCTGGAAATGCAGCACCCGTAGGTAATACTGTAAAGTCCAATACAATGAACTCAGCAGTCCTTGTAGGTTGAATGAAGATTTGACCAACCAACTGATTTCTATCAATGACATCAGGTGTATTATTGGAATCATCCATTACAACTTTGAAAGCACTCAAACCACTATTGGATTGAACTGATTCTAAGAACGGATTTACAATATTCAAGAATCTAGCTCTTGTAGATGAATCGTTTTGTTCAAATACTAAGAATCTGCTTGAAGAAGCAATAAATTTCTTCAATTTAATTAATAGTCTACGAACATTGATTCTATCAAGAGCAGATGGTTTAGCTTGTAGCGTTTTCTGTCCGAATACTACAACACCTTGACCTGGAAATGAAGCGATAGGATTAACCCTACCATCATACAATTGATCTCTATCTGTATGAGTTAGCTTTTTCTTAGCCATCCTAACTGAACTTAATCCGCCTCTATTCAAACCAGCAGGAGCAAACCATTCATGAGCAACTCTATCTGTGAAAGCAATCACACCTGGAATTACTACTGAAGGCGGCACCCAAACACCGTTGCCTGTAGAAGGATCATCTATCTTAACCCAAGGATAATAAGTAGCTACATAATTTGTATCTAATGTTTTAACATTACTTACAGCAGTAGAAACATTATCACCATAAGCACCACCATCCATTACATAAAAAGCATCAGCCCTATCTTCAATCTTATCGATTGCATGATTTGTTACTGCTGGATGTAATTTATGTAAAATACCTGGAGTTACTACCATATTAATATCAATATCATCAGGATTACTTACAGCATTTATAGCTCTTTTATAAGCAATCGAACCACTTGTTGTGGTTGAAGAACAATTAAATCCCATTGTATTACCAGCAGTAATTTGATTTGCTGTATACAAAGGAGCAGCTGGATTATTACCATCAAAACCATATTGAAATGGTACTGCATACTTTAACTGTTGTACGGAAGATGATATATTCAAATAACTAGAATCGGTAGTAAAATTAGTATACTTACTATATTCAGATGTAGTTGTGTCACTCCATCCGAACATATTCTCTAAATTAAAAGCAGCGTTCCCACCTACAGTTTCACCATAAGGAACAGGAGACATATATGCTTTATTTGTGTGTAATTCAGAATCTAAGAAGTGTGGACCAATTTTAAATCCATAAGGAACTTCTACTTTATAAGTCGTAGTGTCTGTAGATTTAACCTGCTTTCTACAAAAAGAAGCAGTTGGTACAGAAGCAGTAGATTTAACAACATCATACACTGCAGCATATCCCATTGGTTGAAGTGATTTATTACTAGTAAAAGTTTCTTCAATAAAATCACCTACACGAATATACTTTGATAAATTTGGAAAATACCCATAAACAGTAACTTCACCTTCACTATTTACAGTTTGAAATTGATCACCAATTACTTTAGCAATAAAATTAGCAGATTCTGGATCTAAATTCAATTTGCCGTACGATTCTAATAAATTACCAGATATATCGAATAACTGTAAACCAAATTCAGCATAATCAGGACTTGAATTGGAATTTGCAGGCTTTTTAACATCCCGTATTACCACGTAATGTTCATTAGTTGCAGTTCCTTCAGCACGAGTATATATTCTAAATAAATCAGAAGCAGCTCCGCCAATTTTCTGTGATTGAATGTATGGTGTTCTAGCAGACATAACATCCTTACTACCATTTACTGTAGTTATAAATGTATCTGCACTAACTGTATCCCCGCCACTATTAAAATTCATACCATTAGTATGATTTTCTATATATAAACTAGCAGTACCGACAGCATATGTACCATTAGAAAATGATTCACTCAGAGAACTACGGAAATGTTTATACATATAAGCAGGAGCAGCTGTGCTACCAATTTTATCTACGCTTGGAATTGAAGGTAGTTGATGTCCAATAAAATTACTTGTACCAGTACCAGTCTCAAATATAGTTAACCCAGAAACACTAGCCGTTGCATTTGCACCATTTAATACCATAGTAAAACTACTAGCACTAACAGTTGTTGCCATCGCACCTGAAACAAAAGAGAATCCTGTTCCTGAATGAGAAACTGCGCCGGCGCCCCAAGCAAATCCAGACAATGAACCACTAACCGATCCCGCACCAGAACTATTATTTACAGCTGGTAAAAATGTTGCAACAACATCTTTATTTGCTCCAGAACCTGAAACTACTAAATTAAAACTACTTACTTTATATCCGCCTAAATGCCCTACTTTTACAATCGTAACTGAGCCAGCCGATTTTAAATATTCTTTTACAGTATAGGGTGTGTAATAATCGGTCGTGTAGCTACCAAAGATTCTCTCAAAATCAGAAAAGCTTGTTACTACAGTTGGAACAAAAGCAGGACCTTTCAATGTAGGTCCTATAATTGCTGCTCCTATCTCACCAATTCCTTGTGGAAGAAACGATAAATCTCTTTCACGAGTAAATACACCTGGACTGACTATTCTCTCCGCCATGTGTTTTCTCCTTTAAAGGTTTTTAAAAATTAATATGAAAATTCATTATATATAAATATAACGAAAATTTTCAAAATACAACCGATTAAGGATTTATTTACTTGTCGTCTGAACTTTCTTCTGTTTCTTCTGGTTGATCTTGTGACGTTGGTGTAAAAACACCTGTTTGTGGATCTAAAGTTCCGGGTCCATATTTCTCATTCAACTGTTCTACTAAATCACGTTCTTTTTGTTGTAAATCAGTATAATCGCTGTCCATCCTAGCTTCAGCCTCATCCAAACTATCCATTTGCTGTTGTGCAAGTATTCTTTGAACTCTAACTTGTCCGAAAGCATTCTGTATGTTTTGATACCCTTGACTTAATTCACTAAGAGATTGTAACTCTTCTTCTGAAAATTTTATTTCATCAGCCATTTTAATAACTCCTTAATAATGTGTTTGTTAATTAACTATATATAAATATAATATAAATATCTTAAATACAATTTTTTATTGATTTTTTAACTCATAAATATCTTACAGCCCCAAACTTTGACTGGTTTGAAAAAGTGAATATGATGCCGATACTGCTGGTGTCCAAAGTGAAGATGATAGTGCTCTCACTTCTGTTGATTCACCGCTTACATCTGCGCCTATCGTGAATGAATTCCGATGATATGAAAATGATATTTCTACACCATCTTCTTCGATAGCAGTTCTTGTTCGTTGCTGAATTGTTTTATATATACCACGAATTTCATAATCGTATGTTACTACTTTTT